TATGCTTATTTTTTCTTCAGCCATTTATCTACCCTTATTTGCTTTTTTAATTTGTCGAGTTTCTTCTTTAAATGCTTCTTTAATAATAGCAATATTAAAAGCATGTTCATCCATGCTATTTATAAATCTAATCTCAGTAACTTTTGATGGTAATACTCCGTAACGTTTGGATAAGCAATCTATCGTTAAGCAAAAGCTTTTGCTAAGTACCTTAGTATCGAGTTTTTTTTTAGACCTAAGCAATGGTTTATTATTTCAGTGTATAATTCGTTAGATAGGTACCAATTTTCAACTAATGCATTCATACAGCTATCTATATCCTCATTATTATCTATAGAAACTACAGCTTTTTTAAATAATGATACAAACACTTTACGCATCTCACCAGAGGTTACACCATCGTTTTTCTGCTTGTTTGCTATAAAATCTGCTTCTGATTGCCAACGAGAAACTGGAATACCTTCTTTGCCTAAGAAGTCTTCAGGGGTAACACGTTTTATTTCAAAAATAATGCTTTCTATCTTTACCTTTTTTACCTGAAGTAACTTCTTTTCAATTTTATTCATATTAATAACTCGCTGTTAAATTTACTAGGGTTGCTTTAATATCATATCCAGTAGTTCCACTTAGAACCTCTCGAATACAAGTTAATTCCGGTGATATTTGAATAGCCCCAGACTCACCAATTTCAGGATCTGTACTATTCCAATATACTTTAGGCATCTCAAAATCAAGTTGATAAAATGTAGTAGAGGTGATAACATCCTGACTTGTGATAACAATTTTAGCAGCTCCAAATTCACCTGAAATAAATCTACCATAAGTAGTTGTTGTATCATATCTCATAGTTAATTTAAGACTTACATCTCTCATACCAGGAGGGGCATCAACTATTAAATCTGTTCCAAGAGCTCGCTGATCACCATCAATATTATTATTAACTGTTAATTCAAAGCCGACAAGTTGTTCTGCTAAGGTTGAAGTTAACGCAGCAGTTGTTGAAGCATATTGGAATTGAATATCTTTAAATAGAAATGGTCGTACAGTTGAAAAGCTTACAGCAGTATCAGTTAATACAGAACTTGCAGTACCAGCTTGGCCGACAAGATCATAAGCAACTTTCAAAGGACTTCCAACTTCACCGGTAATTACCATTTGATTAACTCGGCAACCGGTATATAAGTATCCTTGTTCTTGACCTTTTCTTGTAAGTAAACTTAATGAAGTCTCTGTAGTAGCTCCTGCCACACCAGCTTTTACTAAATTAGTTTCATCAGGTGTAATTACATGAGTATACCCTGCTGAAGAAGTTCCTGTTGAAACAACAGTACCTCCTAATGCATGAAGTAAATATGGAATACCATCGACTGGGTGAAGATCTTTATCAACAGACCCGGTAATTGATTGATTCATTTGAAAACGTCTTGTATAAGACCTTGTAGTATTTAATTCTTCTGATTTCTTTTCTTCAATTTCGCGTTTCATACCGAAAGTTGAGGCTTCATAATAACTGGCACCAGTAGCGGCAGAAGGTCCTACGCCATAAGCAGTTTCACCTACTATTGCAAATATTGATCGATAACCTAAGCTAACCTTACTTCCTATAGTCATTATTCTACCTCCTCATTAATTTTTTTACGTGTTTTGAGTATTGCCCATAGAGGTAAACTACCAACGCGCTCAAGTAATAGCATGCTACCTAAACTGTCTTCAACTTCAATTTCATTTAAAGAGGGATCTGACTTATTAGGAAACTCCTTACCTAAGGAATTATAACGGCGTTTATTTTTAGATATATATCTAAGTTTCATAAATTACTCCTGGGGATATTATTTGTTTTTTTGAAATTTAACTAGACTTATTAGTTAATATTATTATATCATATAATAAGAGAATATTAGGCCTTTTTTTCAGGATACTTGCTTAACATACTATTCTTAAGCTCAAGATCTTGGGGCATACGATACTCAATAGTACCTCCGAGGACCTGTACTTCCTTAGAAGCCATTATATTATGTGCTTCGTCATATGAAGCTTTATCAGTAATAACATGAACTCTACGAGCTAAAAGGTCTACTTCTTTATCGTTAAGTTCTCTTTTATAACTCTTAATATCCTTTAAGTGTTTACTTAAACTAATAATCTTAGGATATGTTAAAAGTCCTTCGCTAGCATTAACTACTGAATTACTTTTAGTCTCTGATTGAATATACATGTCCAGCCATCTAGCAGAAAACCATAGATTCTCTGAAGTATTAACCATATTATACGCCCTGTCTAATACTCTCATATTATTTAGAGCCGTTGTCTTTTGACCAATCTTCTCATTACCGTGCGCGAAGGAATAAAACTTGCCACCAATATCCCAAGCAAAATCATAGCCTAGTAATATGTAATTATCATAATTTAATACAGTATTTGCATAAATTAATGCCGCATTTGAAACGTTGCTTCCTGCATGTATCATATCGAAGACACCAGAAATTTGACTAAATTCTTCTTCACTTTTTATGTTATCTTTATTTACATAATAGGATTTTAAACCTTTCCAATTAGCTGCCCAATCAGGATTAGCGTTTACATTAGACAATAAAATAATATCATCTGTCTTACCTAAGCAAGGTTCACAATAACATTGGAAACTAACTTGCGCATCAGCTACTAATACAAAATCAGGACGGATACCTCTTTCTATTAAAGGAACAAACGCTTTATCAACAGCAAGTATATCTACTTTATCTTGATATTTCTTTAATACTTCTACTTGCTTTTCAAATGAACCGCCCATTGAAACGATTACTAATTTCTTGCCTATACCTTGATTTTGTAGTGCCTTCATTGGAATTTTTGGAATTGATCGTGCAACACTGGAATTATGCCTCCATAAATCACCCCATGTATCATACGCATTTTGAGACTGTTGTAATACTTCTTGTCTTTGCATTTATGCACCTCTTTATTTTTACTACCGTACGCCCCAGCTTGTAAAGTCAACTTCTAAGCGTACACTAGATTGGTATGTTTTATTCGATTCAACGTATGCTCCGTCATATATCGAATTAGTAACTAAAGCCATATGCCAACCGTCATTAACAGTTGTGGTACTTGCATTTTTTTCAAGGTTAGATTCTAAAACAGATTCTACATTTCTAGAAAATAATCTAGCTTGCGCATCTGCATCTTCAGAATCACTACCGGCTTGCGTTAAACAAAGTATATTTATACTTACAGTAACTTCTCTTGCTACTTGAGAATTAGATAATCCTATTTCACCAGGTGGTTGAACCTTTAATGAAGGATATAGTATAAGTGCTGGATATTGGTCTATTCCAATTGACTTATTAATTGGATTTGTTGTATGAATAGAATCTGCAGTAATGGTTGGATAATTAACAGCCAAATCGGTGGCTAACGTCGCAGCATTAGCGATTAGTGTACTTTTTAAAGAAGTTAGAAATGCATTTACATCATATACCATATACCATTATTATATCACATTAACTACAAATTTTCCTATTAGTTTCTTAATCGCACTTCTTACAGTAATAGAGACCCATAAGAATTTCCGTTGGGGAATAGGTCCTCGACCAAAATTATGAGTAGCAGCATATATAACGTCAGTCCCAACCATAGCTGAATTTGATGTATTGCTTGGTCTAATTGAGTTCTTTAAGTTACCGGTATCCTGTAAGATCTTTCCTTGGCGGTATTGGATAGGTGCCCATTTACTAGAGTTACCTTGTTCTTTATTGAAGTGGTCCATTACATCTTTGTACATCATTATGGAAACTTTTTGCATTATGGGTGAAGGGTTCTTTAAATTCTTGCGCATTTCCTTAAAACGTTTTTTAAGGGAGGCCATTTCTATTTCTACATTCTTAGCCACGACGATTTATCGCATTGAGGCGATCAGTAGGAACTCGCCATTCAGTCTCATTATCTACATCAGCAAATGGTTGATAATCTTCAGTTGAACTTTTGATTCTAGAAGCTGCCGTTTTCTCGACAAGAGCAGCACCAGCTGTATTTACCAAATCAATCTCACGGTCACGAATAAGTTCAAGATCTTTGATTACTTCTTCGCCTACTTTTTCAACCCAATCATTTGTATTATGATTATCTTTAGTGAATTTAGATTGTAGGGCATAATACGCAGAAAGTTTAACGGATAGGTCTACGATTTTAGGTGGAATAGCTCCAGCAGCGAATGGTACGGCATAGCGACGTCCAACATAAGAATTTATAGTATTATCTGCCCTCACAATTTCCAGACTTATAAGGGCAGATGTTTCAGTGTACCTCTGTACAGTAGTGGTCTGTGGAAATACTAGAAATTCAGGTATTACCGTTGTGGCTGTACAATAGGTCATGGTTATCCTTTAACGTTTTTCTCAACTCTTAATAAACGTCTGTGTTTGCCGTTATGAGTTCTAAAAACTTCATAAACTTTCTTACATAGAACACCTTTAGGCGTCATATACAGAATTTCTTGATTTGTGATATCTTTCTTAACCGCTTTTTTACCAAGAGTTCCTGCTGGTCGTCCTGGAATATCTTTCGAAGTTTTTTCTTTACCTTCATTAGATACGTTATTAGGATTTCTCCTAGCTCTTTTTTGTTCTGCCATTATTATCTCTCCTTTTAGTTAGTTGACTGTTTAGTTTACGCCAAACAGCCAAAAGCGAACCTTAATCCTTATTAGAACTAGGCATGAACTGTCATTAAGTAACCAGCAACTCCGCCAGTTATCTTAGTTTTCGAGAAACTATTAACTTCGATTACATCACCCTCATCAGGGTCACTTCGATACTTCTTAACCGCATATGGATATTGTCCATTAGTTGGCATGTGAAGATTATACAAAGCTGATGGAGATTTGAGTTTTGCACTAGGCTCTAAATACATAGCTGCAATTTTCTTATCCCACATCCAAGTTGTACCGTTAGAAGCTGCGCCTTCAGCGGCTGCATCATAAGCAGTAGAACCTACCATGATTTTTGGTACGTCAAGAACAGCTGCTAATATTTCAGAAGTGATTATTCCTCTTTCAGAATATTTGATTCTCTCAATTATATTAGGTTGATTCTTAGCGTAGCGAAAAGTCTGCTCACCCATAACTAATGTGTTTGCTTTCTTACCGCATGCTTTCAGAATAACTGCTGTGGCTGTCTCTACGTTCCCGATAATATCGGTAGTAGTAGTGATTAAGCTCCAATACAATGTAGAAGTCAAAGACGCAGTATTGTCAAATGATGTAGCAGTAGTAAAAACTATGCTAGATGTATCAAATTCCATTCTGTTAAGAATCTGGTCTGTTAAAATCTCCATTGTGTCAACATCAGGATTTAACCCCTTGTTGGCGTTACCTCTTTCTCTATCCGTAACAATATCATCCAATGAATGACGATCTAGCGCGTATGTGCCGATAGAAAGTGTATATTCTGAACGATTTGCTTTACCTTTATTTGCACGAATGGTCTCAGGAATCTTAAAAGATTCTCGTCCAAATATGTAGTACTCATCAGTTTCATGAGCAACTGGAACTGTAGGAAATTGGGTAGAAATATACCCAGTCCTCTCATTTGCAAATTTCACGGAGAGATTACTCAGTCCGGGATTGATTTGCTGTAAACCGTTTCCTTTAGCGTATGGCATTATTTTCTCTCCTTTCTATGCTACTACAGTTGTAGTGATTGCGTTACTGATCATAGGTTGCAAGTTAATTTCACACACAGAATTAGTACCTTCTTGCGAACCAAACAAACATTTACCCAAAATCAGTATAGAACCGACTGTTGGTGTATCACCCATTTTAACAGAGTGAGGTGCAACATGCCCGAGAGCAGTAGCAGTACCAACAGCGATCGAAACTAAATTACCTGCAGTGATTGAAGCACCTTTTAGGATTGCTTTAGTAGGACCGGCTAATCTAACAGGAACCGCAGCTCCAGTTGTATTAGCATAATCTTGCAAAATACCGATAAACGCCGCTTGCGTAGTAACAGTATTACAAATACTAACTGTATTATCAGCAGAGATATATACAGCCTTGTAAATAGCAGTGGAGGTATTTACTCCAGTACCAGCCTTAAACGAGGCATCGTTAAATCCATGTACACTTGGCATATTATTTATCTCCCTTCATATAAGCTTTCTTAGCAGTATCATAATCGGCAGCATTTTCTACCTCTTTAGCTACTTCTTCCTCTTTTTCTTTATCTTCTTTAGGTTGTTCATCTTTAGTTTTCTCATCAGTATTAACAACCTCCGCACCGTTCTCGAATATTTTAATAAGAGGACTTTCATCAAAAACCTTTTCTTTTTTATCAGAATAAGTCTTAATATCAGTCTCTTTTAAAAGAGTATCGATCACGTATTCTTTTTGGGCTGGCAAAACTTTCTTATCACTAATTAACTTAGCAACTCGTTTTTCTGCTTCAACTCTCAAAGAATCAAGTTCGAATTTAGCAATACTGGCATCAGATACTTTGTTCTTTTCAACTAAGTTTTTATTCTCAGTTTCAAGATCAGTGTACTTTTTCTCAGCAGTTTCTAATTCCGCTTTATGATCGGCAGTCAATTTAGTTATTGCTAACTCATGTTCTGCTTTCAACTTCTCTACTTCCATGATATCCTCCTTCGTATAAAATTCTACTTCAGCAGTTTTGATGTTACCATCGAGGTTGCTTACTTGCCTCTTTGCGTATAAAGCCTGTACATCCGCGAGACTGCCCACTGCAGGGGTGTCACCACCGAGAAGCGCAATAGCTTTTAATGCTCTTTTAAATACCTTTCCTGTACTATCTTTCAAATTCCAATATATTTCACTTGAAACTCGTTTATATGCTCGATTCTTAACTAACTCATAAATAGTAGCTGGCATATCAACTATATCTGCTAACAATTTATTTCCTTCTATATATATGCGATCAATCCAACCAGCTGCTGGAAGACCGTCTTTTGCTAAGAGACCTTGTTTCTCATTATGTCCTAATTTAACAAAGGGTTGCAATGTTTCTTTTAATGGGTCAAATGATTCAACCATAGATTCAAGATCTGATTGGCTATAGTTATCTCCATTCCACTTTCCAATAGCAAATATCTCTACTCCTTGCAAAGATTTTAAATCCGCTAGATTTTTTGTATCCACAACGTACTCCTTTTATTATATTAGTTTTTGGAAATTTACTTAGTCTCTTTTAGATAAATATATTATATCATGCAGTATACAAATTACTATGGATTTTTGTCAGTATGTTCATACCAAATTAATTCCATACTCATCTCCAGTTTCAATATATATTCGTCACTAGCTGTCTTACCCTTCTTTGCCCCACCAATAGTTTCTGTATGCAAAACTGTTCCGTCAGCAGATATAGGTGAAGCATCACCATCAAGAATTAGCGTTACTTATTTTGTCAGAGTTTCTATTCCTGTTTCTTGGTGTATAGAAGTTTGTAAGGTCTGGGGTAACATCTATTGTAGGGGCTTCTAATATATCTTTGATCGTGTTCCTGTTAGTCCCATGGTTACACCTCAGGAGGAATAGGTTCTTTTACAACATCTTCTATATCGATTTCAAATTCATTGCGTAATGCAACTACGGCATTATCGTATCTCTCACCTTCACCGAGTCTATTGTTCAATTCATTTAATATCCACTTAATAGGTTGTCTAGTAACATCCTTTACTAATTTATTAAAGTCTTCTTTACCCATTTGTATCTCAATATCAGGGAATGAAGCTAATAGTTTATTCTTTACTAAAGTTTTGTATTCTGTTAAGTTCATAGCTATCTCCTATTTCTTTTTAACGTAGAATCCACCGGGTCGCATCTCGTATGGACCAAGATTCTTTTTACTCTCATTAAACTTACCACCATCTGGGAAAAACTGTCCATTCTCTTTCTTAGTAGCTCCAAATATCTCACGACCTTCAACCTCATCCTTTAATATAGGAATTAAGGTACTTCTACAATTGAAATGTAATGGTGGTTCTATATCCGATACATTGTCTGCTCTGAATATCTTACCATTTAAACTTGTACAGATATCAGAGGTCCTGGCATCCATTATAGCTGAATACTGGTATGCAAATATTGTCCCGTCTTCTTGAGCCGGTGCAAAGTATGCCATTTTAGATTGGTTATATGCGGTAGCAAACGTAGTTCTAAGTGTTGTCTCTAGTAATGCTCCATCGATACCATATTGATATGGTTCGAATACTTGTTTAAGTTGTTTGATGATTTCACCCTGTGCAAGACCTTGAGATATACCATTACTTAATGTTATCTTAGCTCTCTTAGTTAAATCATCAGTGATTCCTGTAGATGTAAGAATTGGAGTGTTATTAACTACTTGGTCGTATACCTCTTCTTCATCTAAGCCATAGTCCTTAGCTGCATAATTCCATGGAGTGGTTAAATCCATTGGAGTAGTCTCCGTTATAGTCAAAGCAAATGCCTCTGCACTATTGACAGTCCAATTATATCCATCCTTTATAAAGAGGTATGATTGAACCGCCGAAGTATTATCTTTTAAGGTACCCCATGAACAAAATACCCCACTGGATAGATCGATGTCTGTAATATTCAGAGTTCCTTCTTTAAAATCACTGTACGGATTCTGCTCTACTCGTAAATATGTATCTATATGATCGGTAGTCACTTTAGTTTTATACATCTTAAATTTAGTACTTCTATCTAGTTCTATTTGCGCATCGGTCTGTCCCATATTAAACATCTCTCGCATCCCTGCTTTAATATCCATGGTTAATCGATTAGTATATTTTAATTGAAGGTTATTAACTTTATCTAAACGTCTATTCTCAATCCATCTTCCTTTTTTAACTGTATCTAACAATACCTCTTCCATAGCGGTTATCGTGCCAGATGATTGTTTGGAATATGTCTCAAGTGTATCGTTCTGATTATCTTGTACACGTGTGAAGTCTTGTTTCTTCTCAGCCATGATAGGAGCTCTCAAAGAATCCTTAGTCATCTTCTTTTCATCTTTTTTCTTATCATCTTCAGGCTTTAATTCTGGTTGTTCTGTAGGGTCTGCTGGCTTACCTTCTTTATTATCTGCGCCAGGAGGAGTAAAAGGATTAGTAGGAGCGGGCATGTCATCTACATCGCCCTCAGGTGCTCCTAATATTTTACGTGCCCAATTAATCTCCTCATCAGATGGTTTATATTTACCGGCTTTCTGTAATTCAATCCAAGTCTTAAGCGAATCTACTTTCATTGATTCAGATATAGGCTTAAATTTAAACTGTGGTATATCGTCAACAGCAAAGTTGTACTTAACTAATGGGTCAATAATTTTACGTTGAATTTTGCGTTGTAATTCATTACGTGTCCATTCTAAAGTCTTAAGGAACATATCGTACTGTGTTTCACCAAGTGCGAATGAACCGCCAGATGTCTTAGAACCGGCTAGCCCCAATAGGTCAGGGAATAACATCGATCTAGCTATTTGTATATTATAATTGTTCAGTGCCTTCTCATATCCAACTTCACCTCGTCGAGCTGCTTCTAAGAAGCTAACAGTAACTCCTTTAGGAACTGTGATACTGGTTTTAGTTTGTATCTTATCTAAGATATTCTGTAATTTAATCTGATCAGCCTCTGTACCGTCTTCTATTTCACCAACAGCCAAGGGCATACCGAATCTATCAAGGAATATATTCCATGCTTTAATAACGAAGTCTTTACTCCACCAGGCACGATATGCTGATTTAAGATCTGACTTACCCCACCAGTTATCAAACTCCATTTGGTATGGGAATAGTAATATATTAGTTAAATCAGTAATTTCTATATTACCTTTAGTGGCTTGCTGCACTAACTTAGTGATATTGCCCTTATCATCTTGGTATATAAGGAAGGAGTGTGGTGCACGAGTCTTGATATACTTAATCATATATCGTTGTTGGCCTTCACATAAGCCAAGTTTCCATATGATTTCACTGAATGAAACCCCATAGTCCATAGCCGTTAGCATCTCAAACATAGACTTATTAAAATCTATATCGATGTTCTGGTTAAGAGATTTCTCGATAAACTCTTTTATTTCTTGCTGTTCTTGGTCTTCTTCATCCTTTATATCGAATGTGTAACCGTTACCTAACATAAGATACTTCTTAGTCATCAGGATAGACTTAACTTGGTCATCGTCCCTCATCTCATCGTATGTATCGAAATTACCTTTCTTTCTATACAGTCCATCAGGGTTATATGGTTTAAATTGTGATTTTAAATACCAGGGCGAATCACTAGAAGTTATATCTGTTTTGTTGGTCTTTGAATTTATATTGTTTATTACTGGAGCTTCAGCCAATTGGAACCTACTTACTATTATTTTCTTTAACAGAATCTCTTTTAAGTAATTACCATTTATTATATCATATAGGGCTTAAAAATCGGACGTACTTGCAACTGTTTCACCACTGGTTACCATGTTATCCATATTAACCATTCCCGCATCCGATACTCCATTCAATACAACGAGTACGGCATCTCTCATATCATCGTGCCTTGGAAAGTTCGTTGTTAATTGGTATACCAGTTCATCGCGCAGCTTCTTAGGTATCTTTGTACTAATCGATACTTTACTGTTCTCAAACTTAGATGAATTGTTTTCTAGGTTAGTTATCTTATCTTTCACATGGTCAATCTCTCTTACAGGTACATTAGTCTGTCTAGAGAGCTCTGCACAAAAATCCTTGAAACCAGCTATCGCCTCAACGAATACCGTCCTGTACATAAAGGTTGTATGTTTGTTATCCACCATCTTAATTCTCTTGTTCTGTGATAGATGTGCGTTAACTAAATCCTCGATATAATACCGGTAACTGTTATCCTTACGAGTAACGTATATCGTAGCCAATGCAGAGAAGTCTGGTTCTTTCTTTCGCTTCTTAGTCATATCTCCAATCGATGGGTCCACACCGCCTAAGCGCATTTTAATCTTTTCATCACCTGGTATCTCATCGTGATAGTTAATCCAGTGGTCCTTGATTATTTGTGTCTCACTATCGCGGCAATTATTCTGCAGCTCTCGTTCAAAGATTATCGACCCCATATCGTCTTTATCTGCCATCAACTGCTTAAACGTTTCAGCCTCTGGCCAGAGTACTTTCTTAGTTACATCATTTATAACCGCTTGGAATTTCCTGTATACCCACCGGGCTCTATTCGCTAACAGATGCATGATGTCGAACTTACTGATAGCTGTTCCTTGTATATGGATACATTTCATACCGACCTTAGGCGTGGCTTTAAATACCGAACCCCAGAACCAGGTATTCTTTTTATGTATCCGCTCTTCATTATTAATGTCTTCTTCATCATACAAATCATCTATTACAATATAATCGGGCCTCTTACTCTTGATTTGTATCCCTCTGATCGAGTCTCCAGCACCAAGAGCCGAGAATATAATACCGTTTCGTAGCGTGAATTGTTTCTCAGTCCACTTATCAGATTTCTGATCTCCATACACGTATCGTAATAACTCATTAGTATCAACCTCATCTCTTATAGATAAATTAACAGCCACTGCTTTAGTACTGGTTTCTTGTATATTAAGGTAGTGTTTATATGTCTCTGGGTGATTCAGTGCTTTAAACAAGGGTATAAGGAAGCATTTAATCGTTGTTTTAGCATAACCTCTAGGTGCTAAGGTATCAGTGAATGGTTCGTCAGCTATTTTAATAAAGTAATTATGAAGTTCTTTACAAAACGGTAATTCAAACTTATCTGGGAAGAGTACTTTGCCCCACTCTAATATATTCCCTTCGTTAGCATACATTCTAACTAATTCAGCTCTTGCTAGAAATGCTACTTCATTAATCTGTTCATTGTTCAGCATTTAGTTTAGCCAGTTTCTGCAATTCTTTTTTAGTTAATCCATCTGGGAGTTTATTTCGTTCCGTGAGATTAAGTTCTGTGGTCTGTACAGGTCTTCCTTCTTTATAAGACCATATCCTATCTCTTGATTTATCATTACCCTTAACTGCATCTAGTAAATCACCCATAACAATAAGATCTGATAGGGCTATTTTCTTTTTAGTATATCCTGATTCTGCTAATAGTGTTCTAACGGCTTTGGAACGTTTATCTTTACCTTCTGGGAGAGATATTTCTTTTTCAAGAAGAGTATTCAGGATTGTCTTTAAGCTTTTACCTCGTTTATTCTTTCTACCTGCAGCAGCGCCGGTCTCACTTGTGAATGGAATTAAATCTTCTTTACTCATTAGTTATTCCTTCGCTATTTTTAATATATACTCTTATCATATATATTATATCATACCTATACTAATTAAGGGGTATAAACGGTACTTCCAGTCCCTTAGTAGCATGACCGCAGAACTTACAGTATACGTCTATCCGTTCTTTAATATAAGATTTATAGAACTTAGAATCCATTTTGTTTCTTTTGCCACAACATTTACATTTGATATATTTGTTCTTCATT